AACTGAAGGGCTGGCTTCAAGTTGGGTTCGCTTTCTCAGTTCCTTTATCGATTGTTTTAGCTGCCAAACAAAACTTTTATTTCGGCCTAACGGTGTCTGCAATTATGGGGCTCGCCCTTGGCATCGATACCTACAAAGAAAAGGTCAAATCTCCAACTGCTTTGATTGATGGGCTGTAAATATCAAAAGTGATAAACCACAAGAACAGGTGGATAAAATGGCAACACATTTACTAAATACTTCTTCAAGCGCCTTTCAACAAAATAGCCAACAATTTTATTTGTGGACTTTAGATCAAGTCGCTGGTTATTTGGGTGTGAGTCTTGAGCGATGTAAATACTTAGTGAAACAGCAAAGCTTTCCTTTTCCGGTAACAATTATTGGAGAGGAAGGTAACAAAGAACGCCGCTGGAATAGTGTAGAAGTTCGTTACTGGCTTAAGAATCTTCAGGTTCGCGAAATAGCATAAGGAATCGATATGGCGCATGAAATTGAACACGCTTGTATTTTATGCGGTGCTGTTCGAATTGTTAAGGCTGCGCATATAAGGAGAGGTAGAAAGCTAATATGCACTGTCTGCAATGCTAAACGAACCGGATCGCTCTTAAAGCATCACAAAGATATCCTTGAACTCTATCAGAGATACCAGCATTGCAGAGAGTGTGGCAGTGTGTTTGAGCAAAACTTCCTAACCCCCACCTGGTATTGCACTCCTGAATGCCAGAGCAAGAAGCGCAATAAGAGTGTAAGGATGGCTTTAATAGCTTGCAAACTCAGGCCTACACAACCACAGAGAGGCTAGGGAAAGTCTTTTTGTGTTTAGGGTGGCGATACTCGCTATATGATGAACTCTCATTACAGGTTAAAAACAACTTGAAAACGAGTTAAAAATAACTCGTCTGTTCAATGTCTTTCGCCACCCATCAGAGAGCTCTTGTCTTCCTGACCGTTTCCTATCTCAATAGCCCCAATGCCGCTATTAATGCGGCTTCATTTCATTTTTGCTTGTATCTGAAGTAATTAAATGACACTATAAGCGCAAATTAACCCTTTGAATTGCGTTTTATGGACGGTCGGCCTCTATCAAATGTTGAGCTACATGAGCAGCTAATTACTCGCAATTATTCGCGCAGCGATGAACTCAAGCATAGAAATAGGCTCCTTTTGTTGCTTGCTGCAATAGCTGGCCTAAGAGAGATTGAATTAACGCTTGTTACCAATGCTCTGTTTATTGCGCCAACAGGTGAACTAAAAGAGTTCGTGGTGTTACCCGAAGCTATTGCGAGGGATGGTTTCGAGCGACCAATAGTTATCAGTAGCCCTGAGTTACAGAGCGCCTTTGAGGGTTATATTGAATGGCTTCTGACACACAAAATCAATTGCTACCCTCATTCGTATTATCTAGGGCTTGACCCGAATGCTCAGTTGCTTGTGAATGACAATTTGAAGCCATTCACAACACAAAGCAGGGGTAATTCGATAAGCCCTCATTCAATGAATAAAGCGATTGATCGACTCATCAAAAACGCTTCGCTATGGGATCGTGGGGTGAGGCGCATTTCATTGGTGCGAACGTGTGTAATCGAGTCCTACAGGGCAGGGATGAGCACTAACGATATAATGATCATCACGGGCTTTAGTGATGAAACTATTGGTAACATATTGGCAATGGATTACACGCAATACAGCCCAATTACTGAATGGTTTGAACAGCGCAACGAAAAGAAATTAAAGCGCTTAGAAAGCTTTAAAAAACGTAGAAGATTCATGCTGTAGAAGGAACAGAATAATGCCGTACCAAGATTCAAATCCAGAACGCCGAAACCTCGTCGTTTCATCGTTATGTATTGCTGTCTACTGCTTCGCAGGAGGTGTATTTGAAAGCGACTCAATTAGGCTTCAGGTTGTAAATGTTGCCTTTGAAAGAGGATGGGTATTAACTCTTAGTTTATGGGTGATGTTTGCTTGGTTTATATTTCGGCATTGGGTCGTAAATAGTGGCGAATGGAAGGAAAGCTTTCTTCAGTCTCTTTGCCACAGGGAAGCCAACGGGAAAATATTGTACTTGCTTTTAAAAAAGAGGTTCTCACTAGGAGAGGATTACTCTAAAGCGTACCGAGAAGACAGGCATTGGCTTTCGTTTGATAGGGGTAAAAACAATAGCATTATTTTTAGGCATGTTTACCAAAAAGAAGGGGGCGGTCAGCAACAAGATCAAGTCATACCTAAAACATTCTTAGACTATATTATTGTTATTGTTTGTTACGTGAGAATGTTTTTTGTAGACAGGACGCTATCAGAATATTTTATACCTTACCTGCTAGCTCTTACTGCTATAGTATCAGCATTCCTTGACGCGAAAGGTATTGTTTGAATAACGCATAGACCTCCACCTAATAAGGTAGTTAGTTTTCGGTGCGTATGTACCTCAGGTGGATTGGCAGACTATATGCGTCGATAATCTTTGCAGTTCGATGTAAGTATTTTTCATCTTTTTGACCTTTAAGAATCAAAACAATACCTGCTTTTCGGCCTGTCACCCTTGCATAGTGGAGACTTTGGCCGATAGCCTCTGCCCACTTATAGCCCCAGTCGTATTCAAAGGCGTATTCGTCAGTTAAGCAATCAACGCGCGTTTTATCTTCAAGCTTATATTCAATTATGCCTTTGCAGTTGGCAAAAACATAATCGGCTTCTTTCCAGTCTTCAGCTAACGCGGGAAAAGTAAACATTGCAACGAAAAACAAAGCCACCTTCATTATTTCTTTACCCCATAGAACTCGCCAAGCGTTACCTTTTCTAGACTTAGTTTCTCGACCAGCAAAGCCACAAACTCAGCTGAATAATTGCCGCGATTCACCATGTTATTTAAAGTTATATGCTCGTTACCTACCGATTCTCGACCATAAACCGCTTTGTAGAATGGCTTCATGCCTCCAGCATCATCCCGTAGCTTTTGCACGTAGGCTCGCGCTGACTCTGCTCCGCTTGGGTTGTTTGTTATTTTTTTAGGCAATGCTATTCCTGTCATTTGAGTTCCCGTGAACTATAAAGAAAATTTGTATTTAAATCAAAAATGATTTGCAATAAATCAAAGTTGATTTATAATTAGTCTAAATCAAAGATGATTTATTTGCAATAAGGATTAACAAGATGTCAAATAGCATAACAGCTCACGGTTTAGATAGAGAAAGCTGGATAGTTAAGTTTAAAGCGTTGTTTGCGGTGCGTAAGCAGCAGAATCCAGACAGTAAGGTTACGTGCGACGGCGAACTTGAGTTTTGGACGTCAGATATTGATTGGGAGTTTATTACTCCTGAAGAAGCAGTTGAAGAATCATTCTACTAGTTAAAACCGGAATAACAGGAAGCGTTATCATGGCAATATCAAGATTTGAGCGAGCTATAGACGAACATTTGCATTATGTTCAAGTTGAATCAGGCGTTAAACCCACAGTTGATCTGAATCAAAAAGTTAAAACCTCTGCAGAGGAGCTCGAAGAAAGAAAGCAGAACATCGCTAGGCAACTTTCTCGCAACATACAAACAAGAGATGGGCTGAAGTCGATTGCCGAAACTCTAGACTAATATAGGAGATTTGTCGTGATAAATGAAATAGCAAAGACGATTCTCCGGAAGATGTTTGCAGTACTTTGGTTATTAGTCGTAGTAACTTTCCTGATTCCTGTTGACTTATTGGGGTGGCTGATTTTTAAGATTTTCGGTGCCATAAGGTCTGCTGCGTTTGAATGGAAAGTAGACGTCATCAATCTGTTTATTGGTGTTAAGAGTACGTGGGATGGTGTTGAGCCTAAATGGTTTAGGCCAGGGCATTAATTTATAGGAAACATTTGATTATGTCAGAACAAGATCGACACGATAAATTTTATGACTTGTTAGAGCAAGCTGAAGAGAAAAATAATCAAAAAAGATTATGCCCAAGCTGTGGCTCAACAGACTGTAAATATGCAATTCATTCAATTGAGCATCGCGGCTTTGATGTGTCGATTCAATGTAATGAATGCTGTACTAGCGAACATGCGACACACCCTAAGTATGATGCAATTATTAACAACTGGCATGAGCCAGTTTCAGGATAGGAAGCACTTTATTATGTCTAAATGTAACGTATCAGCCGAAGAAAGGCTTGAAGATTATCGAAAAGAATTGGCTTGGACTCAGGATAAATTAAGACAGCTTAAGTCGGCAATTGCAATCCATGTTAGAGAGGGAGATCAGTATTTAGGTGACGGCATTACAAGTGATGAAATGGCCGTAGATGGCTTTACTAATTATTGGGCTGATTTCGAAAGTCGTTAATATAGGAGACTGATAATGGATAATTTGTTAGAGCATAATATTTTAAATCATGCGACAGAGTTGTTGGAGCACCTTGAGAGCCAGGTAAATGACGAGTCAGGTGAAGTAGAAGAAACGGATATAAATAAAACTGCTGACTATCTTTTTTCACTTATAGATTTACGTGAAGCAGATAATCATGGAATGTCTAACGAGCTTGACCGAAATCTTGCTCAAATAAACGTTAGAGCATTACATTTACTCCGAAATCGCTAATAGGTGATACTGTTTTCAACACAGTGAAACTTAGTTAAACTATTAGTAAAATTTACGATAGAGACAGGGTTCATGGAATTGCTTAAATTAATCGCGGTAACATTGACTTCAATAGGTTTGGCGTTAGCGTTTTTGAAGTTCTTTTATGACAAGAAAAAGGATAATGGAGCGTTAGTCCTAATTCCTGTAGCAATTCAATACGACAAAAATAGAGGTATCTGGCTGGAAAGGGAGGAGGGCTTTTCAGACAGATACGAGCGATTTACGCTTGGTATAAAGATTGTTAATGGTAAAGGTGTTGCTCTAAAGGTTGATGAAGTTGGGTTTAAGCTCAACAGTAAATCTAGGCACGATAAAGTGCAGGTGACTAAATACCAGATTTTAGGCGAAGAATGCAAATTGCCAGTTATCGTAGAGGGGTTTGATAATAAGGTAATTGCATTTGAGCCAATTATAGTTAGTAAGATTTCGAGAAGCCAAATAGAATCTATTTACGTTAAAACCGCCTGTAATCGCGAGTTCTTAGGTAAAGGAAGAGTTTTAGATGATTATTTAGGTGGTATGGTGAAGCTTGCTTACACATAGATTTTTAATGACATTTAGGCGCTAGGTTAAACTAGCGCGCTGTTTTTTACGCTTCGTACTATTTGTACTGTATGTATGAGCAGTTTGATTTAGCTGTTCATATTATCAAAGGAAATAGGTTGTTTGCGCAGAGAGCCGGATGTTTTTTATTACTAGCCCCACCATCTCTCCAATGGTTTTGGTGTTGGTCATTCTGAGAGCTGAGGCCGCACTATTTGAAAAAACATCAAAATTTGATAAATTTAAGTGATCGATATTGCCAGCAAATAAGCTGGCTTTTTTATGCGGGGTTATAATGGGTAAACAAAAGAATATATCCGCCACGGATAACGCAGCAGAAGAATTGCTGCAAGCCGTAGCTGATATAGCGGGACAGGATGCAGAAAGCGAAGAGCTGTATAAAATACTGAATAAATTAGGCGTATACGAAATAAAGCGGGGTGACACTTTGCAGAAATGCCGCAATTACTTCAGTAATCCATCAAATGATATGGTATCTGTTTCGGATCGATTTATCCGAACCATTAGAGAATATGAACTGAAGGCAGAGAAAATTCGCGACTCACTGTCTAAATATGATGGCTTGCTAGCGTTAGAATTTACAAGGGAGTCTAAAAGGCAGAAGCAGCAACGTAAATATGATTGGATTGACTGGGGGCAAAGATTGGTTCGATGGTGTGTTGGAGCAGTTATGGCCGTTCTGCTTTACTCTTGCTTGGTTTGGTTTTCACAACCTGATAAAGTAACGAGTGAGGTTGATTATCAATTTATAAAGATACCAGTCAAGGACTGGATACCAAAGAATAGTAATTGATAGCAAGATAAGTCGATAATTAAAACCATTCGAGCCGGCCGATCAAGCTGGCTTTTTTATTTCCTTTCTATATTAAATCAGATCTATTTGTTGGTTGCTGTTGCTCTGTAACATTTAACTGCATTCTTATTTTAATTATTTGTAGCGCGTGGAACGTGTTGTGGAACATGGTTGTATAGGTGTGCCCGCCCCTTGTAAGGTACTGTTTTCAAAGTTGTTTGTAGGTGCGGGGGCGCAGACTCGCGCGATAAATAGACTAAATGCCTCAAAAATGTCAAGTTAACATTAACATCATCAAGATATTTTTTCGCCTCTCGGAATTTGTCAGAGCGCAACGGCGGCACACACCACCCCCTTAGTAAATTAAAGGTACTTAGACTTAGGAAGTACTTTTATGTCCGATCAATTTATTACTCGAGAAGAACATGCCAACGCCGTAGACGATGTTAAAAACAAAGTCGGCGAGCTTCAATTGACCGTTGCTCAGATGGTAGTTACGCAAAAAGATATGACCCAACAAATGAAAAAGACGAACGAGCTTTTCAGTGAGGTCATAAAAATAAATGCTGATCAGACTCACATTAAAGAAACGCTAGATCGCCATGAAAAAGAAATCGACGTGGTTAATAAACGAATTGATAAAACTAATGAGCGTCTAGAAACCGAAAAAATTGATCGGCTCGCAGCTGACAACCATTTGAGTGAACGCATTACGGAAAATAGAACTAATGCCGGTTGGTTTGATCGCATTGGTGGAAAGTTAGCAGCGAGCGCATTAGGGGTTATCTGCATAGCCATTGGTGCTTACGTTAAATCCCTAATCGATAAGGGGTAGAGAATGAAGTTAAAAAGTGGCGTTCTACTAAATCTCAAAGGGAAATCAGTTACTCGAAAGTGCGTTGAAGGAATGATGCGAGTTGCAATTCTTTTTGAAGAGTTGGGAATTCAAGGTATTAGGGCTTGCATAACTTCGGTGATGGATGGGCGTCACATGAAAGGGAGCAAACATTATGATGGGAATGCCTTCGATTTGCGTACTTGGGCAGATGAATTTGGGACACAGCTCAGTCGTTCAGAAAAAGCTTACTTGGCGCATCGGCTTCAAGAAGTGCTTGGTTGCGACTGGGATGTAGTTATTGAATCAGATCATATTCATTGTGAATACGATCCAAAGTAAGGGCTTATACAAAATGACAGCACATGATCCAATTACTGCCGTACTAAATATTGGTGAAGGCATAATCAATAAAATTTGGCCTGACCCAATGGAAGCACTAAGAGAGCAAACCAAGCTTGCAGAGATTGCGCAGAATGGAGATTTAGCAGAACTGAATGCTTATGTGACTGCGCTTGCTGCTCAGTTAAAAGTTAATGAGAAAGAGGCTGGGCATCCTTCAATATTTGTTGCAGGGTGGCGTCCATTTGTCGGGTGGGTATGCGGCTTTAGCTTGCTCTATGCAGCCTTTATATTTCCCACAATGAAATTTATAGCGCTTCTAAATTCTTATGTAGGTGAGTTTCCAGACATCGATACAGCAATAACATTGCAGCTATTGTTTGGAATGCTCGGACTGGGTGGATACCGTTCTTTTGAAAAATTGAAAGGTGTGGCGCGTGAGAAATGGCATGAATGATCTCATGGCTCTATTGTTTGCTCTAATTATTTTATTTGGCTGGCTAGCTCGGGATGAAGATAAGTAGTGGCTAAAGTCAATCTTCAAGAGCTTACTGAAATTATGGGGGTTAGCAGGCAAACTCTTTCTGGCAGTTGGCTAAGAGAGGGGATGCCATTTGACCAAGAAGCTGACAGAAAAAAAGGGCTGCAATGGATATTCGACACGTCTGATGTTCGTATTTGGCGAGAGCAATTAGCGCAAAAGAAAGTAGAGGAAAAATACAAATCAAAGTTTGCTGAAGCTGATGAAATGAGTTGGGACGAAGCAAAGCGTCGAGAAGCTGTAGCGAAAGCGCAATTGGCAGAATTGCAATTAGCTAAGGAACGTGAGCTGCTGGCAAATATAGATGATTTGATGGATGCGTTTGCCAACTCTTTGAATAATGTACGAGCAAAGCTACTGGCGTTGCCAAAACTATCTGGTGAAATGGCTCACCAAGACTCAGAAACGGTGAGAGATCTTTTAGAGGCAGAAATCAAAGATACATTAGAGTGCGTATCTGTTTATGTCCGTTGATGTACTTTCTACAAGCCCCGAAGCATGGGATAAAATTCATTCTTCTCTCGAAGAAATATTTAGAACACGATTAAAACCGCCTCCTGATCTAAATCTTGTTGAATGGGCTGACACCCATCGATACCTACCTGACAATTCTGCAGAAAGCGGTAGATGGAAAACTAGTCGTGTTGAAGTTGCTAGGCAACCTATGCTTTCTATTACTCAACGTGGCGTGCAAGAAGTTACTGTCATGTGCTGCATTCAGCTAATGAAAACAGAGTTGATGATAAATACTGGTATGTATTACATGCATCAAGAGCCAAGCCCAATTATGTACGTCGCTCCCAAAAAGGAAACAGCAGAGGCGTGGTCAAAAGAAAGATTAGTTAAATCTGTCAATGAGACTCCTGCTCTAAAAGGGATCTTTGGTAGTGGTAAAAGCGAAGGCAATACCATTCTGCAAAAACAGTTCCCAGGTGGACAGATATCTATTGTTTCAGCTAGGAACCCAACAGATCTTGCGATGCGTGCAGTAATGGTTTTGTTGTTTGATGAGATTGACAAATACCCCATGAATGTAGGCTCAGGCGAGGGCGGTTCTGGTGGTGAAGGCGATCCTATTTCCGTAGCTTGGGGGCGTGCTACTACTTATGGAAAGCGAGCAAAAAAAATATGCGCTTGCTCTCCAACAATTCATCGAAGGTCGCGTATAGAGCAAGAATATGAAAACTCTAATATGAGTGTCTTCTTTCAAATGTGCCAGCATTGTGGCCACTCATCCGAACTAAGTTGGTCTGATGTTCACATACCAAAACTAAAAGACGGAAAATTCGACCACCGAAAAGCTGCAATAGTTTGCTCCGATTGCGGCACCGCATGGAGTGAGGGTGATCGGCTAAATTCTATTCGCCAAGGGCACTGGGTAGCAAAACGTCCGGAGATAACCTGGCATCATGGATATAAAGTTAGTGCTCTGGCTTCTCCTTTTATAGATGTTTGCGATCTGGCTAAAGAATTTTCAGATGCTCAAGGTGATCCGGAGCGACTTAAAGCGTTTACAAATACAAGGCTTGCCGAAACGTGGAAAGAGTCAGGCGATGCACCTGACTGGAATCGTCTATACGAACGAAGAGAGGCCTATCAAATTGGTATAGTGCCTGAAGGCGGATTAATGCTTGTTGCTGCTATCGATGTGCAAAAAGACTATTGCCAATGGGAAGTGATTGTTTTTGGCCGTAAGAAAGAAAGTTGGTCAATCGACAAAGGGATCATAGAGGGAGAAATACAGGAACAAGAAGTAAAAGAAAAAATATATGAGCTTTGCGACTCTGTGTACAAAAATCATTTGGGTGTAGAAATGGCAATAGAAGCCATTGCTATCGATTCCTCTGCATTCACTATGGAAGTGTATAGCACTGTCCGTGAATATGGTTCCAACCGTTTTGTTGCCATCAAAGGTATGCCATCGAGCGACTACTTAATTGGCACCCCAAAACCCATGGACATTAATCTCAAAGGAAAGCGAATAGTTAATGGCGTAAAAATGTGGCCGATTGGTACTCATAGGGCTAAAGAGCAAGTCTATAGATGGCTAAAAGCGAATACTGTCACAGATGAACAACGAGAAGCTGGGCGCACCAATCCTACGGGCTACTGTCACTTTCCGCAATGGGAGCAAGAATACTTTGAGCAGCTATGTGCAGAAGAACTTGTGGAGAAAAAGGATCGCAAGGGCTTCGCTACGCATGAATGGATTAAGACAAGAGAGCGCAATGAGCAATTGGATTTGCGGGTTTACTGCTTGGCGATGGCCTATAAAATCGGCATTGACAGAATGAGCGAAAAACACTGGGAAGAGCGCGAAAGATTTTATGGATATAGCAAACCCATTGAAAAGCAGCTGCCAGCGACACAGGAGGCAACAGAAGATAATAGAGCTACGGAAAAATCTAGTCGATCGGAGCAGCAATTGCGCCGCCATCGACGTAAAGGTAGTTGGATAAAACGATGAGTGTGAATTTTACTCAAGAGCATTTAGATGACCTGCGAGATGCGTATGCTAGTGGTGTGCTTGAAGTTCGCCACAAAGATACCTATACGCGATTCGCGTCACCAGATCAGTTGTTGCGAGCGATTAAAGAAATAGAGAGTCGCACAGGCAAGAAACCCAGAGGTACGCACTTAGCTTCAGTGAGTAAGGGGTACTAATGAATATTGTTGACAAGGTTATCAATTACTTTGACCCTCAAGCAGGTTTAAAACGAGCTCAAAGCAGAGCTGCATCAAGTCAATTGCAAAGCAGAGCATACGATATTGCTAGCCGGAGCCGGAGGACTGAGGGGTGGAATGCTGGTAAAAAGTCAGGAGCAGCAGAGGTAAGTGCAGCCCATTCAATTGGAGCAGACAGGGCGAGAGAGTTGGTGAGAAATAATCCGTTAGCCAACAGAATAAAAAATATTATAGCCGCCAATGTGGTTGGCTCAGGCATTCGCTCAAATATCATTGCAAAGTCAGATAGCGCGCAAAGAAGGCATCAAGACGAAGTTGATGAATGGTGTGAGTCTCTAAACTGCGATGCTGAAAACAGAAACAACCTGTTTGGCCTGCAGTACCTTTGGTTTGCTACTACCGTTGAGGCGGGTGGCGTTTTTGTTCGAAGAATATTTGGCAAAAAATCAAGTGAGGTTCCACTTCAATTTCAGACATTAGAGATTGATTTGCTAGATACTTCCAAAACAGGCAAGGAAGGAAGCTCTTA